GAAAGGATATATGCAATGGCTAGAACGTTCATCGACGACTGGAAGATCATCCCAAGACTGATGATGCTTGCGGTCACTGTTCTTACTTACCAATCTGTTCACTGGTACATGGGCTTGCCTGATCCTTCTGTGCAACAGTCTGGTTTAGTTTCTGTTTGTATGGGTGCCTTGACTGGATGCTTTGGCATTTGGATGGGCAAAGAGGTTAAGCAATGATTGGTCAGATAGTATCAGCTATTGGGGGGTTAGCTACGAGCTACATCGATGGCAAGACTGCGGTGCAAAAAGCAAACGCAGAGATTAAACTAAAGCAAGCTACTGGTGAAATGGACTGGGAGCAGTCTGCCATTGAAGCCAGCAAAGATAGTTGGAAGGATGAGCTTTGGACGATAGTTTTTGTATTGATTTTGGGCTTTAACTTCGTCCCGTCCATGCAAGAGATAATGAAAGTAGGTTTTCAAAATTTGGAGGAGTGTCCATTATGGGTTCAATGGGGAATGTACGCTTCAATAGCGGCCTCATTTGGAATCCGCACGATGCGTGGATTGGGAGGAAAAAAATGAGCTTTAAATTATCTAAAAGAAGTCTCGCTAAACTGGATGGAGTGCGGCCTGATCTTGTGGAAACCGTGTCGCTTGCGATTAAGCTGACGCGTGTCGACTTTGGAGTTACTTGTGGTTTGAGAACTCTTGAAGAGCAAAAGAAGTTAGTAGCTACTGGTCGCAGTCAAACGATGAACAGTAAACATATTCCACAGAGTGATGAGTATTCACATGCTGTGGATGTTCTTGCTTATATTGATGGCGATGTGTGCTGGGAGCTGAATGTCTATGATGAAATATGCGATGCGATGGCAGCAGCAGCCAAAGAGACTGGCGCGTCAATTAAGTGGGGTGCAGCTTGGAGCGAGGGTGATATTCGCACATATAAAGGCTCGGCTGAAGATGCTATGAACGCTTACATTGACCTTCGCAGATCGGAAGGTCGTCGTCCTTTTCTTGATGGCCCTCACTTTGAGTTGATGGCCTAAGCTTAGGTCGTAAAGATTGAGAGATACGCCCAGTATCTATGCAGAATAAATCAGCACCGAGTGCATTAGATAGCGGTTCGTTTGCGCGGATTGCTATTTGACATTGGTCTTTAGTTTCTAATAGCAAGGTGCGCTCAATTGGGTAGCCTTGGAGCGTGTAAGAAATTAAGAATATATAGAAAGTTTCCATTGCCTCTGTCTTTCATTTTGATAGATTGTCGCAGTGGGCAGTGGCGTCCAAGCCAGCAGCTATTAGTCCGACCATTCACATAGCACTGCCCACACGATTACATGCCCATCTCTGAGTGTTGAACAAACTTATCGTCAAGCACTACACTCTCACGCGGTAAGCGATAACGATACATGCAGTTGCGAATAGCTAAGACATCTTTGTCTAAGACATCTGCAATCTGCTCATCGGTTAGTCCATAGTTCAGCATTTTGTTTACTTTCATTGCTTGTGGGCTGATCTTTACTTCTGTTTTTTTCTTTTTCTTTTCTTTGCCGCGAGCAAGCGCAATCTCTTGGCACTTCTTACTGCGCTCCATCACTCTACCAGTATTGCTGGTGTCGATTTGTTTTTCTTGTTTAAGAGCTTTAAGCTTCATCATCATGGCGATCTCTTCTTGGCTTGGTGATCTGCCGAATGCTCTCTTAAAATTATCAAGTGTGATTTCTACGTTCACTACATTTACCATTAGATATTGTACCCCTTTTTGCGCAGCTCTGAAACATACCGCTTTAGTTCTTGTTGTGCTGCATAGATTTCATTGTTGATGGTTGGTCTTGCGTCTGTGCGGTAACGCTCATCTTGCAATCTATCTACCTGTCGACGCAAGTATTTTAAGATGTGTTCTTCGGCTGGGTTTAGTTTTGTCATTGACTGCTCCTATAAAAAAGGCCAGCCCAAGGGCTGACCAGTTGGTGAGGGCTGAGGCTATAGGCTACGACAAGCAGTGTACCCTCACAGAGAACATCTCTATTTAAAACGGTATTTCATCATCGTTCAAGTTAGAAGGTGCAGGGTCTGGTGCCTTGTTGCCTTGCATTTTTTCACTGATGTTCATTGAGATATATGGCGCACCGTCCTTCATCTTTTTCCAACCTGCAATGCGTAGGTTGTCACCCATTGGGCCTGAGAAGTCTGGAGCATTGTCGTTGCCGTTCTTTTCGTTGTCGAACATTACGCCAAGTTTACCGTAAACCTCGATGACTTTACGTCCGTCTTTGGTTTCGTCTTTAACTAAGACAACTTTGTGATCTGTATAATCTACATTTAGTTTGCCTTGTAAGATTAGCTGTTGGGTGGAGAACGGTGTCCATGCTGCACCACGGTTGCTATCGTCATAATCTGCCATGCTTCTGGCTCCTTTTGCTAAAGTTAAGTAGGGGGGCTTTACAGACCCGATGTGCTAAAACACTTCCCCCCCATGCGGGTGCAAACAAATCAAGAATAAACATGGAGGCCGTTCTTGATTCGCCTCTGTTCTTACCAAGCGTTCTTACGCTCTGTTTTAGGCGCTTGCGCGGCTGATGTGGGGGAGCCGCTTGCGCCATTGCCATCGTCGTCCTCGGCAGGGAGGTTCAACAAACTCATAATCCCATAGCGGCGCGCATAAGTAATCGCGCTACCGAGTCCCTGCATATCTTGCTTACCGAGTACAAGCGGTACGTCTGAGCGTAGTTCCCACTCTGGGTTGTCTTCGTGTCGTAGGATGGTGCTTACTGCGGGTCGCCCTTCGTTTGGATTTGTGATGCATTGGGTTAGAAAGAAGCCGTGGTTGGCGAGTGGCTGTGTTACTGCTTCGATGCACCCTTCGAGCGTGACGTACTTGCTGCGGAAGTGTGGGTTGGTGCCTTCTTTCTTTGGCGGTTCGATTGCTGTCCGCGCTTTGATGAGCTGGCTGATTACATTCTTAGTCATTGGTGTTCTCCTTTGTTTTTTCTTCAAGGAACTCGTATGATCCTTGACCGAATCCAACGATGGTTGTGAACTTTGCTTTTGCAAATTTTATTAATTCTTCTTCAGGTTTTTCATTGGCCATTATTTCAAACAAAGCTGTGTTTGCTTCGTGAATGGTTTTTATCATTCCCATTGCCAATGCGTATCGTAAGTTGCTGTCATTCATCGCTTTACAATCCTTAATGATCCGCGTTTGTCTCTACGGATGGTGAGCTGATCACAGTAAACCTCTCTCTCATTATCTGCGACCATGGCTTTAAGGTCTTTCTTTGCATTCTCGAATACTCGGTTATGCTCATACCCATTAATGTACGTGATCGCTGCATCGACGAACGCATTATCGCGTGACGCGTCTCGCATGACCATTTCGTCCACTGCAATACTGTTCTGATCGAGTACTGGTGTACTGACACCGACTGGTTCTTCATCTCTTTGAACGTAACCCCAGAAGTCTGATACCACTGCCCACATAGAATTGAAGTAGTCTTCGTCCCTCTTGACATGCACACTGTCCCATTCGCTGTTGCCAAAGATTACCGATAAGTAAGCGCCATCGACATCTGCGATGTGCATATAGAGCTGTAGCTGCGGCATGTAATACTCGATTACATTGCTCATTTTGTTGAAGCTATTAGTGTGCTTGCACTCTACGATGTTGCGATCAAGCATACCGTCAACAGTACCAACAACAGGTATTCCTCCCACATCTGCTTTGAACTCCGTTTGCTGACCAGTGACAATGACATTACGTTCTACCTCGAACCACATTATGTTGAAGTTTTCAGTCCACATGCCCATTCGTACTGCAAGATTGCGTGACAAGTCTTCGGGTTCTTCTCGACCTGTTTTTACTTTCCATAGTTCCAGCCAGTTGCCCTGCATAATCTTTACGCAGTCACTACCTCCTATGAATCCTTTTCGATTCATTACAAACACTGTGTTCTCCTTTGTTTATAGTAACTTACATACTGCATATGTGCAGCAATGTCAACCAGTATACTTAGCAAAGTCAGCTTCAGTCAGATCAGTTTCTTCGAGTAGCTGTTGTTTAAGTCTGCCAGTTAGATACATGTCGCCAACAGGTTCGCCGTTTTTTATGCGGCGAGCATTGATGTCGAGAGGCGAGCGCTTAGTTACAAGCGCTGCTTTCATTTCTTTACGCGCAGTAGGTGACATGCTGGCACGTTGAATACGTGCGTCCCAAGAATCGCTCATTGATTACTCCGATAATAATATGTGACGCGCTTACCGTCGATTTCTCGTACATACTTATCGACAGGGTAGCCTTCTTGCTTAATGTCATAGACACGCGCAGCCAGTCGCATTGAGCCAAGCCACTTGAGTGCATCAAGGGCTGTAATGTGCGTCCCTTGATTAAGTATCGTCTTCAGCATCTTGTTTTGTGATTCCATAGCCGTTCTCCAATAGCTCTTGAAATTGATCTAAGGTCATTATGACCAGTGATTGCGGACTTCCTGTCCGTCTTTTGTAGAAAGCAATGTCTCTGCCTTCTAAAACTTTATAGGGGCTGGGGAAGTTAGACTTGTCCCGATACTTTACTTCTCCCACCAATTTTTTTCCGTTGAGGTATAAGTGGATGTCGCCTGAATACTCTCCTCCCAAGCTGCCACTGAGCGGGACGCGCTTCGCTTCGATGTTTGCTTCGATTTGGTTGAGCTTTTCGACAAACCATTTTTCGTGGTAAGTTCCTTTGTTTTTGTTACGGTTTGCCATTTGTTTTCCTCATAACATTGAAGACATACATACCAGTGCTTCTCCATTGTCAGCATGTGATCGTTTCGCAGTATAGCTACAAAGTTTTGGGACTTTGTTTCACATGAAACACAGAAGACATAGTGAGCCTTCTTCATTTGTATCTAATAATTCTGCGATCTATATGCTCATTGTTT